GTTATAACACATTAAAAGAACCAAACTCTAGTAGACTTTCTAGGGGCCCAGATGCAGAACTTCACGCTTCACTTATTAATAAAAGAACTACAAGACTGGGAGAAGAAGGCACAGAGATTCCTATGGCAACCGCTGCTAGTGTTGTATCGGTATTAGACGATAAAGACGGTGCACCATACGAAAGACCTTTCTGGGAAGAACCACATCCTAGATTTGGGTGGGACAAGAAAAGTTATTGCCCACATGGCACTCAGCCAACTTCAGAACACATGAAGTTTAGCGAGTCTTCACTTTACCCTTATAACAGAGTTCTTGAAACAGAAACAGGACACATATTTGAAGTTGATGATACACCAGACAATGGAAGAATACACGAGTATCACAACTCCGGCACATTTTACGAAATACAAGCAGACGGTAAAAAGATAACCAAAGTAGTTGGTGACGATTACGACATTACAATTAGAGATAAAAAAGTTTTTATTGGTGGTAGCTGTACTGTTACTATTGAAGGCGACGCTAGTGTTTATGTTAAAGGTAATAGCTACGAGGAAGTAGATGGAGACAAATTTGTAAGCGTAAAAGGAGATCATGTTACAAAGGTTGGCGGCAACCAAGTATTAGAAGTGTTAACTGATTCCAATTCACAGATCAATGGATCAAAGGGTTACAGAGTATCAGGCGACGATAGCGAAACTATTGTTGGTAATCAAACACACTCAGTTGCCGGAACAAAGACGACCACAGTCAATGGCAATGTAACAGAAAAATATTTGAGTGAGGTTAAGGTTACTGTAGGAAAGAGTTATGCTCAACTAGTTGCTGAGAAATGGAATGTAGGTTCAGGCAAAAACATGGGACTTGGTTCGGCCGAGAAAATAAATATTAAATCTAAATTAGAAATGGAAATTGAATCTGAGTCAACACAGCTAGTCAAGTCTAAAGAAGAACAAACCTTTACGGCGCTTGCCACACAAGTATTTAATGTTGGCACAGTACAGACAATGACAATGGGAGCTGATGAAGTACCAGCAGATGGAGACACACCTGCAGAACCAGCAGTACCTGGAGAACAGATCATCGGAGTGAAAGGTGGCACCCAAACGTTTACAGCAGATCAAACTATTATTGAGAATGATGTAAGGATTGAAGGAGCTACACATTCGACTGAAGATGTTTCAACAGATGCAGGCAATGGACCTACATTGGCTACACATAAACATAAAGAGATACCGGGTACCGGCAACCCAGCAGATACAACGGTAGCAGACGCGTAAGGAGGAGAAAATGAGTTGCGGACCAGCGGCAGGATTAAAAGGACTAGCAGATAAGATAGATGCTGCTAATGATGAGTTAGATAGTTTATTGGAGAGTGCCACAGGTGGTATTACCGATTTACTTGGCAGTTTAGAAAGCATAGTCCAAGAGGAAGTTAATAGCATTGGGGATAAACTTACTAGTATGATCCCTTCATTGTTAGATGCTCCGCCCGATAGTATTTTAGGACAAGTACAGGATATTGGTAAACTCTTAGCTTTGGGTGTTGTTGCAGGACCTCAGGTACTTGCCGCAGCAAAACAGTTTGAATCAAAATGGGGCGGCATTCTTAAATCTAATCCAGTCTTTGATGGGGACTTAGAAATAAGTGACATCGGCGGAATGGTGGATTTGTTAAGACAGGGAGCAACAGATATAGACGGTCTATGTAAACTTCTCCCCAACATAAAAGATGACGGAATTGTTGTTAGCGTTTTAGCGACTCCTGTAAGTTTCCCTGAAATAGATGCAGTCGCTATGATAAAAGGACACAAATTACCAGAATTGCCAAAACCCAAATTTGAACTTCAAGTTGGTAGACAGAAGAAGGAAGCAGAAGCATCCTTTGTAAACTATGAAGTTCCTAAGATTTATTTTGGACCAAGAGGTTAAAGGAAGTATAAATACAGTTATGGCCATAACAAATCTATCATTAAGTAAGATATATAAAGACATAGACTTCGGGTTTAAGGCAAATCCGGCATCTGGCGACCTTTCTAAGAAAATAGATGTTAAAGCTGTGTTGCAGTCTGTTAAAACACTGGTCATGCTTAACTATTACGAAAAGCCGTTTCGCCCAGAGATTGGGACAGGAATTCGGGGGCTATTGTTTGAACCACTGTCTCCTATAGTCGGTGCTACATTAGAAAAAATAATTGAGCAAGTAATAGAATCATATGAGCCTAGAGCAAAAAAGATTAGAGTTATTTCAGAGCCAGATTATGATAGTAATACATACCGCATGACCTTAGAGTTTTACGTGGTTGGTATTGAAAGTCAACAAAAACTACAGGTAGAATTAAAGAGGTTAAGATAAGCAATGGCACAATTAAACGTAACAGAACTAGACTTTAACAATATAAAACAGAATTTAAAGGCTTATCTATCTTCCCAAGAAGAATTCTCAGACTTTAATTTTGAAGGTTCTGCTTTGAACGTCCTGATGGATACCTTAGCATACAACACGCATTACAACGGTATGTTGGCTCATATGCTTGCAAATGAAAACTTTTTAGACAGTGCCATTAAAAGATCCTCGGTTGTTTCTTTAGCCAAAGCGCTAGGCTATACTCCTGTTTCTAAAAGAGCGGCAAGTGCTAGAGTCAATATTTTACTCTACCCAGATCCTGCGTTTACACCAACACTTTACACACTAAGCAGAGACACACAATTTAGAGCAACACTTGATGGAAAATCTTATGTATTTTATCCACAAGAAGATCGCTTAATTCCTCTAGTCAACTCAAACGGAGTAGACTTATTTTACTTTGCGGATGTTGAGATTAAAGAGGGTAGACGACTTAGCAATAGTTTTTTAATTGATTCTAATAGTAGATCAGGACCTTTAGTGATACCGAATGCCGACATTGATACAACAACATTGAGAGTAAGAGTACAAAACTCAGCAACAGATGTTGGCGTTAGAACGTTTGTTAAAAAGTCTGGCTTTATAGATGTTAAAGGATCTGACAATGTTTACTTCTTGGAAGAAGGCCCTACAGGGCTTTATCAATTAAGGTTCGGAGACGGTGTTATAGGACAAAAGTTATCCGAAGGCAACATTGTAATTATAGATTATCTAAACACTTCAGGTATTACTTCTAATACCGCAAAAAAATTTACTATTACAGGCGTTTTGACAGGTTCTGGAGAAACACTATCAGTTCAAACAGTATCACCTGCATCGGGTGGCGCTACAAGGGAAAGTGTTGATAGCATTAAAATTAATGCTCCACGATACAATGCTACAAAAGAAAGAGCAGTTACATCTAACGATTATGAATCACTAATTAAGATTGAAAATCCATCAGTACAATCTGTATCTGTTTGGGGAGGAGAAGAAAACGATCCTCCTATGTACGGGAAAGTATTTGTCTCGTTGAACCCGTTTCCTGGCAGTGTTATTACAGAAAATACCAAACAAAAAATTCTAACAGAAATTATAACTCCTAGAGCACCTATTGCTATTGAGCCAGAATTTATAGATCCAGAGTATACTTATGTTGGAGTTAAAACAGTCGCTACATATTCTGTCAAAGAAACAGCACTAACATCTGGACAGATTTCAGCTGCCGTTAATGCCGCAATACAGGGCTACTTCACAACTGAATTAAATATTCTAAATAAGAGTTTATATTATTCTAGATTGCATGAAGTAATCAAAACAGTTTCGCCATCTATTATTTCAGTGGCTCTCAACCTAACTATACAAAAAAGAATCTCTTTAGTAAATTTAAATGCGGTTGGAACATTGTTCTCAAACTTCAATGAAAAAATTCAACCCAGAACTTTACACACTACTTGGTTTAATGCTGTTGTTAATAGACAAACATACAAATGTAAAATTATTGACTTGCCAGAAGCAACCGTAGTATCACCTAACCACAATGGCTTTGGTAAACTTTGGTTACAATCTGATACAGGTAAAAATATTGCAGAGATTGGAACTATTAATTACGACACTGGTAAACTTACTATTTTAAAACTTCAAGTGTCCTCTTTATATGGCAATGAGACACATTTACGTCTCACAGTAGACCCACATAATACGACTAAGGATATTACAACAGATATCTTAACTAGAACATCAGAAATAAAAGATTCTGCTGTTGTAGCGAAGCCATCGAAAAATACAATTATAACTCTCAATCAAACAGTGGGAGATATCATAACTGGCGCAAGATCTTCATTCATAATTGAAGCAAAACCAAGAGTAAAAGAGACACTGTAAATGTCAAATATAATACCAAGTTATTATAGATATATTTCAGGATTAGTAATTGCTAATGCGGGATCTGGGTTTACCTCAGTTCCTGATATCGTAATTTCTGGTGGCGGTGGTACTGGCGGCGCCGCGGTTGCCGAAATCTTTAATGGTAGAATTATAGGCGTAACACTTACCAATATTGGTACTGGTTATACTACATCTCCTAATGTTGCCGTAGTGGGAGGCGGTGGAAGTGGTGCAGTTATTACTGCTAACGTATCCTTTGCCTCAGGTGTGGGTGAGATAGCTAGTGTAAAAGCTAGTTCTCTTATAGACAAAGATCTTCCCGAGTTTGTTAGACAAGACCACCCAGAATTCACAAATTTTATTAAGAAATATGTTGCTTGGATGGACCAAGCAGGCAATCCAAATAATATACTTCTAAACAAAAAGTATAATGATATAGATTCTGCTACAGAAGCAGAGCTGCTAAAGTGGCAAAATCAATTAGGCAGGGACTTGCCTAACAGTTTAGCAGTAGATAAAAAGACACTACTAAAAAGATTAAAAGATCTTTATGAGACAAAAGGATCTAGAAGATCCATAGAACTATTCTTCAGATTATTGTTTGACGAAGAAGTTACTGTTTACTACCCACAGGAAGAACTATTAAGAGCATCTGACGGCAGATGGGTTGAAGATAAGGCGATTCGTGTATCTGGTATTGCAGGACAGGCTGACTTACTATCATACCAAGGAAAGTTAATTGACATTCATGTCTTTAAGACTGTTGGTACACTTACAACATCAAAGATCATTGAAGCCACTGTAACACAGGTTGAAAAAATTGCCTACTCTAAACCAACAACTTATGAGTTCATAGTTCAATTACCAGCCGGCACAACGAATATAGACGGACCGGGTGCAGACGCCTCATTAAATATAAATGTAACTGCTGGAGTAATTACATCTGTAGACGTATTGATAGCAGGATCTGGATATAATGCAGCGCCAGTAATGGAAATATATGACAGCGCAGGCACAGGAGCAGATTTAAGAGTAATTGTTGAAGGCGGAAAAATTGCTAGTGTAACTGTTGCCGACGGTGGTTCTGGTTATGTTGACCCCGAATATATTTTAAATTATGATAGCATTCAAACTTATGTTGCTTTAAGAGGCGAAACAGTACCTGAAGGATATCTAATTAGAACACTGAACAGTGTTACTACTGTCACCCCTTACACTGGAGACAATCTTAATTTACGAGTTGGTAATATTTTTGAGATTAATGAATCAGGAGACGACGGCAGAGGATATGCCCTAGATTATTTTGCAGAAGAATACACATATATCGGCGGCGACAACGGCGCTTATATTAGAGTAGAACGAGTAGACGCAACCGGAATGCCAACATTGTGGTCAATCGTACAATCTGGTTCTGGCTTCTTAGGAGCAGATACAAATTTGACCATTACAACACCAAGTGGGTTAAATTTTGATATCGAATTAATTACAGGGTACTTATATTCTTATCCTGGTAAATACTTAAATGATAGAGGCAAACTATCGGACGTAAACAGACTACAAGATAATAGAAAATATCAAAAGTATTCTTACGTTGTTAAAACCGGAATTCCACAAAGCCGATGGAACAAGTCTATAAGAGAATTGGTACACCCCGCGGGTATGGAAGTTTTCGGCGATCTAATTATTAAACACAATATAGATTTTGGCGCAAACTTATCTATAGCAACAGACGGTGTTACCTTCAGTAAGTTCTTTGCAACTGATGATGTTAATGCTTCTGTTATTGTAGTTAGGCTAGATATTTACAAAAACTTCTCAGAGGCATTAAATGTTTCTGAAAGTGTAAGTAAGACTTTCGGAATTAATAAACAAGACACCACCACACAAGGTGAGTCGGTACTTCAACTATTTGAAACAAGTAAATCTGATACAGCAAATGTGTCTCAGATATTTGATAGAGTGGTGGATTATAATAGAGAATTTCAGGAGGCACAAAATGTCACTGATATATTCGCATCATTAATTTCGTACAATAGGACGTTTACTGAAAATCAGTCAACTTCCGAATTAATTGCTAAGGTACTAGGCAAAGCAGAATCAGAAACAGTATCAATTTCAGAAAATACTGTTTATGATATGCAGAAAGGTATACAAGAGAGTCTCACAGCAGTGGGCTCATTTGGTTTAGAATTTAATCAAGGCACTATTACAGACTCTGTAACGGCTACATCATTACCCGCAATTACGGCAGGTATTGTACCATACGAAGACGAGGCTCAGACGTTTGAAGAATTACATATTCTAACAAACAGTTATGCTGCCCAAGATTATTTCCTGGAAGATTACGTAGGGAGTATTATTTCCTATATAAATAAACACAAGAAACTAGTGTTAACGGCGTCTGCTATAGATAGCGTTGCACTTAATACAACAACAACTTTAACCCCAGATTCCACTAGTAGCTCAGACTCTGGAATATTAAACTTACAGGATTACGCAGGAGATGTATTCGGCGGAGATTATGTAGGTAGTGGATATGGAATTTAAACAAATGGAGAATAACAATGTTTAATAAAGATAGCCTTAAGGCTAAAGGTAAAGTCCATGTAGTCGTTAAAGACGCTCAAGGTTTGGTAAAAGAAGAATTTACTACTAACAACCTAGTCGTTGACGCAGGTTTAGATTTTATTGCATCTAGAATGAATTCTACACCTGGAGCGATGTCACACATGGCAATTGGTTCAGACGATACAGCAGCAACTTCAGTCGATACTCAGCTGGGTAACGAACTGGCAAGAGTAGCTCTAACTTCTGATACTGTTACAAATAACTCTATTGAGTTTGTAGCATCATTTGCTGCAGGTACAGGTACAGGAGCAATTACAGAAGCAGGCGTTCTTAATGGCGCTAGTGGCGGCACTATGCTTTGCCGTACAGTGTTTTCTGTAGTTAACAAAGGCGCTCAAGATACTATGACAGTGACTTGGACCGTAACTATTTCTTAATAGAATAGGAAAATATAGTGGCAGTATTACTACGACAAATTGGAAGAGCAGAGTTAGCAAGATCCTATTATAGAGATATAATTAATGGATATGATATCTTTAACTTTGCGGTAGGTAAAACTACACCTTGGGCTGATGAAGAATCACCTGAGCTTCCAATTGACTCAGATTTATATGTGAACAATTTCAAAAATGAAACATTGTTTCTACAAAAAATAAATCCAGCAGATATCTGTCTACTAGCAAGAAGAATTGACTGGACTAGTGGGACTGTTTATGATACTTACGACATAAACTACTCCCCTAGTTCATTGTCATATTCAGGTGCGTCTACATTACATGAAGCTAACTTTTATGTAATGACAGACGAATATAAAGTGTACAAGTGTCTTGGCAACAATTACAATTCTCCAAGCACAATAAAGCCTAATAGTATTAGTTCTTCAGTACACGAAACTTCCGACGGGTATGTATGGAAATTTTTATTCCAAATTGCATCCTCGGACAGGACAAGATTTTTAGACGCCGAACATATACCAGTTAGAAAACTAACAGGAGCCCCAGAGTTCGACGTCAACGGTGAATTGGATACAATCACCGTAACAGCACCAGGTAGTGGGTATACCTCAGCACCGGCAGCTGTTATAACAGGAGATGGTATTGGGGCAACCGCAGAAGTTACCGTAGTAGCAGGAGAAGTTACGGCTATTACTATTACAAATGCCGGCTCAGGGTACACCTTTGCATTCATCTCATTAGTGGGCGGCGGTGGAACTGGCGCAACAGCATCGATATCACTCGGTGACGTTGATGCTCTCCCTTCACTCCAAACAAACGTAGAAGGTTCTGCAGTTTCTGGAACGTTGGACAGAATTGATATTGTTACAACAGGACAGGATTATATTGCCGGCGATGCTAAATGTGTGGTTGAAGGCGACGGCTCTGGAGCAGAATGTACAATATTTGTAGCCCCAGGAACAGGAGCTATATTAGGAGTAGAGATTACAAATCCAGGATCTGGATATACATGGGTTAGCGTTACAATTGTTAATACCGATCCTGCAGCCACTGGTACGGGAGCAACGGCTCGTGGTGTTATATCTCCTCAGGGCGGACACGGATCACACCCACCCAAAGAATTGTTTGCTACTACTCTCGGTATTACTATATCCCTTGCTGATAATAGTAACGAAGATTTGATAAAAGGAAACGATTTCAGACAAGTTGGACTAATTAAGAATGTCCAAAATTATTTAAATAGTAACATATATAATAACCTCACAGGAACAGCAAGTTTTATAGTTAATGTAGCTCTAGCTGATGCTTCAAAATATGTTGAAGACGATATCATTCAAACTAATGATAATGGTAGATTTAGAGTAATTACCTCAGTCGCAAATAGCGATGGATTAACTCAAGACGTATACTTACAAGGAATTGTTCCGTATATTACGGTAGCTAGTATATTAGAAAATACCACTCAAGGGGAGACTGGAATGACTATAAATAGTATTACAGATCCCGAGGTTAATATGAAAACCGGAACTCTAGTGTATATAGAAAACAGGCCTGCTATTACAAGATCTTCAGATCAGGTTGAAACTATTAAAGCTATAATTAATTTTTAGGAAAAATAAATGGCAATTAACTTAAACGCATCACCCTACTTCGATGATTTCGACGCGGACAAAAGATTTAATAGAATTCTTTTCAAGCCAGGAGTCGCAGTTCAAGCTAGAGAGCTTACTCAGTTGCAGACATTGTTGCAACATCAGACTTCTAAGTTGGGAGAGTACGTTTTAAAAGAAGGTGCGGTTGTAACTGGCTGTGCTGAAACACTCAGTGATTTGTCATTCATCAAAGTTAATGACACAGATTTTGACGGTCTTTCAATCGCAAATGCTGATCTAGCATCATACGTTGGAGATACTGTATACGGCGAAACTTCAAAACTAAAAGCAGTAATTCTTAAGGCTGAAACAGGATCAGAATCAGAAGTGCCTGACATGAAGACGTTTTATCTTCAATATACAAGCTCTTCTCAAAACTCTAGTTTTCAAGATCATTTCCTAGCAGGCGAAACACTACACGTAGGATCTCGAGATGCAAATGATCTAGCTACAGCTAGAGACGGTAAGACGTTTGTTGTTAATGGCGTAGACGTAGATAGTAAAAATAGATATTACGGTGAGGCTAAAAAATTAAAGCTAGGTGCCGGTATCATTTATGTGCGTGGACAGTTTGTTATAACCAATCCAATGGAAGTTTTAATCGACAAATACGACACATTGCCAAATGAATATCTCGTCGGCTTTCAATTAGTAGAAAGTGTAGTTGAATCGGGCGATGATGAAACATTGTTAGATCCTGCCAGTGGCTCTTATAACTTTAATGCACCTGGCGCAGATAGATATAAAATCCAAGTTAAATTGGTATCCATAAAAACTGCAACTGAAGGAACGACAATTTCCTTTACAGTACCTGAAAACTTTTACAAATATGCAGATTTTAGATACAGCAACTTTAATAGAGCGGTTATAGAGTCAGATCCTTTAAATGGATTGGGTAAAGAACTTGCCATTAGAACTTATAATGAGTCTGGAGACTATACTGTTAGAGGTCATAAAGTTAGACTCAGAGAACATCTAAATGACGGGCAAGGCAACGGTGGTGTTCTAGACTTAGCTGACGGTGGCGACTCCACAAAATTATTTGCAGTAGTAGATCCTGGCACATCTGTTGTTAAAGGTTATCCTAGAAAACTTAACGAATCTAGAAAGATCGAGGTTGAAAAGTCTACAGACTATGTTCTACGAGAATCTATTCCAATAAGTACAGCTTACGGAAACTATATTGTTGTTGATAACATCTCAGGCATCTTAGACGTAGATGGCGGCGGTGGTGTTGATTTATATGATACTGCATTCAACAATAGCAGATCCTTATCTGGTAATAAAATTGGTTCAGCAAAAGTTAGACATTATGTATACGAAAGCGGGACTATCGGAACAACTTCTGCAAAATACAGAGTTTATTTGTATGATATTAAAATGTTCTCAGGAACGTTTTCTAGTGTTAGATCAATGTATTTTGATCACTCAGACACAGACGGATTTGCAGATGTTGTATTAGAATCAAGTAAGGCTGTTCTAAAAGAAACTAACTTCAACAAACTTCTTTGGAAGATGCCTTACAACGCAATTAGAAAACTAAGCACAGACAATGGTGGTTATGATTATAACTTCACCTATACAAAAGAGTTTGATGTGTCCTTGGGATTAACAGGGCAAATTACAATTACTCTAACCGGCGACGAAACTTTCTCATATTCAAGCTTCACTCAAACAACTATTGAAAACAATTTTATTATGTTGTTGAAAGGAGCGGTAACGTTAACACCTGGCGGTCTTAAAGGCGCAGGTGATTACATAGATTTGACAGGAGCAACTTTTACAAAGAACAGCTCACAATCAATCACTATTAACTTAGGAGCAACATTAGCTGTAGCAACAGACGTAAGACTATATGTTAATGTTCAAAAGGCAGACGACTCTCCGATTGGAAAGTCTTTAATAGAAGACAAGTATATTAAAATTGATACTTCTTCTCACGTTCAAGGTACAGCAGGCACTTATAGCTTGGGTGTATCTGACGGATTTAAAATTAAAAGCATTACAGCATCATCTAACTCTGATTATGAGACTGGCGCTATAGACGTAACGAATCAATTTACATTTAACAACGGGCAAACAGATAATACTTACGGACATTGTAAAATTGTTAAAAATGTTTCGAGTACATTAAATCTCAATTCTTATCCTTACTTGCTGGTTAAGTTGGACTACTTTACACATACTGTTTCTCAAGCATCCTTCTTTTGTGTGGATTCATACCCAGTTGACGATACTGGAGCAATCGGTATTAAAACTGAAGAAATTCCTATTTACAAGTCACAAAAATATGGCGACTTTAATCTCAGGAATGTTATTGACTTTAGGCCTAGAATTACAGACACAATTACACCTACAAGTTCAGTTGCTTCAGCACCTGTCAATCCAGACGACCAAGAAGTTATTGACAGACCTGCAACAGGCTTAACAAACCCTGTTCCTGTACAAGAGTTTACAACAGACTTAGAATATTACAGAGCAAGAGGTTGTAAGATTGTACTAGACTCAGATGGTATCTTTACTCCAGTTTATTCTGAATATTCAGACAAACCTAAATTGCCAGTAACACCTGTCAAGTCAATGGAGTTGGCATCGTTTATCTTGTCTCCTTATCCTACGCTTTCTACTAAGGCAGCAATTAATGTTAACAGAAGCGATTTGGGAATTACGGTAAAGAATACTAATAACAAACGATACACAATGCGAGACATTGGCGTATTAGAAAAGCGTATTGAAAACTTAGAGTATTATACAACTCTATCCATACTAGAGAAAAATGCAGCAGACCTTACAATTTTAGATGGAAACAATCTAGACAGATTTAAGAACGGTATATTAGTAGATGCATTTACAGGTACTAATATTGGAGCAGTAGCAGATCCAGATTATCACGCAGCGATTGATCCTAAAAATCAAACTCTACGTCCGTTCTTCCATAACGAAAATATTCCTTTAAAGGTTAATGTAACAGGAACAACGGGTAATATAAGAAACAATATAGGAACACTGCCATACACGAATACAGTGATGCAGTCTAACTACCAGTGTAGTAAACCTAAAAACTTGGTAACAGAGTTATTGTTTAATTATGTTGGTGACATTAAAGTTAATCCTCCTGTGGACAATTTTGTAGATACGACGGTACTTCCAGATGTTACTACAAACTTTGACGGCAATTTTGATGCTTGGCAGCAAATGGCTGATGCTTGGGGAACGCAATGGGGTGTTTTTGAAGACGTTGGCGCAGCACAAGTTACAAGAGAGTCTACAAGCGTAGAGCGAGCTGTTGCTAATGGCACAGGCGGAGGCAGTCAACAGACGGACACATTTACAACTACCACAACCTCACAAAGACAAGAGGCAATTGGAACTTCCATCAGTATTACTGAGGGAGAAAGAGAATCTGAAAGAATCGGGCCTAGGGTAGTTAGCACAAACATTGTTGGCTTCATGAGAAATATTCAGTTGACAGCCACTGTTACACGAATGAAACCTAACACTAGATTGTATCCTTTCTTTGACGGAGAGCCAGTATCAAAATATTGTGTTCCTGAATCCGCCAGAACGGCATCAGGACTTACTGATACAGATACAAGAAGACAAATTTTTACAGACGAAAACGGTAGCTGTACATTCTTTTTCAATGTACCTAAGGGTGTATTTAGAACGGGTTCTCGTATTCTAAGAATAAATGACGACCCACAAGATAGAGCCAACTTCTCAACAACAGAAGCAGAAGTATTATTCCAATCATCTGGATTGACTAGTGAAGTTCAAGACACTATTGTTTCAATGAGAACAGCTCAAGTATCTTCTACGCAAACAACAAGAAGTAGAGTTGTAACAGATACAAGTTTGGAATATACTCCTGGATCAGGAACACCTTTACCTCCTCCTACAGTTACAGTAATTCCAACACCGGTACCTGTTCCTGTTATTGAAACAATTACAATCAACAATCCAATTCAAGTTCCAGTACCGATTCCATCAGACCCAGTAGTTATTGAAGTGCCCGTTGAGGTTCCAGTAGACAACCCTGTTGTTGTTGAAGTGCCCGTTGAGGTTCCAGTTCCTGTTGAGGTTCCAGTTCCTGTACCAGTCCCAGTTCCTGTACCAGAGCCTGAACCTGAACCAGTGGTTGAACCTCCGATTCTTGAGATTGATTGGAGCATTATTGATATCTGGGAAATGGGAATGTTCGGTAGAGCCAGTGATCCACTTGCTCAAACCTTTAAGGTTACTGGGCACCCAGGTGGTGTCTTTATTGACTCAGTTGATTTGTTCTTTGAAACAGTTTCAACAACTAACGGAATTAACCTACAAATTAGAGAAGTGATTAACGGTGTTCCAGGACCGAGAGTACTGCCTTTTGCAGACAAATACGTTGGTCCTGAAGATATGTTTACTTCCTATATGGAAGGGTCAACACCGGTATTCAATTCAACAAACTTTAGATTCGACGCGCCGGTATTTTTACAAAACGATACAACATACTGTATTGTACCTATGCCTGAAGGAAACGATGAAAGCTTTAGACTCTGGGTATCAGAACTTGGAGAGAATCAAGTAGCCACACAGGATAGAATTTCTAAACAGCCACATGACGGCATATTGTTCTCCTCAGCAAACAATATTTCATGGACACCAATCCAATCAGAAGACCTGATGTTTGCTATTAGAAAGTGTGTGTTTGATATTTCTGCAAATAAGACAATTAATCTTAATAACAAAAATATGGATTGGATCAGTTTTGATTCTTGGGCTACAACAGATACTACTAGTTTTGAACCAGGAAGATTTGTACACTCATTCAATCCAACAATAACCTCGGGTGGTGCGGGATATACTTCTGCGCCTACGTTAACGTTCTCAGGCGGCAACGGATCTGGACTAGCAGCAACAGCAACAGTTTCGGGCGGGGTAGTCAATTCGATCACTATTACAAATCCAGGATCAGGATATACAGCGGCGCCTACTGTTAATGTATCGGGTGGCGGTGCATCTACAGACGCAACTATTACATTGTCTCTAAACGTTGGACTAGTTAAAGAATGGAACAGTTTATATAATTATGGAGCCATTGAAGTATCTTCTGGAGTATTTACTGTAGGAGATATGGTAGGATCTGTAGATACTTATGCTACTATTACTTCCTTTACCAACAAAATTGTAGATGCTGTTGCTCTAACCAGTGGACAATTAAGTCCTTCGAACACATCACTACAATCACAGATCGCCTTTACGAAAACAGGTGCTACTCTTAATACAACATATTCAAGCATCTCCTCAGGTGTTACGGAAGAGTTGGAAGCACAACATACAATCTACTCTTACTCAGAAGAGTCTAGACTATACAGTGGCAACAAAACAGGTAATGTTAGATTTGTAATAGGCAGTTCTAACCCTAACCTATCTCCTGTATTGGATATAGAACAGATCTCAGCGCTATGTTTGAAAAATGATCTAAACAATACAGCAGCCACTGAAAATGGAAGAAGAGGCGGAGACGCTTCTAGTAGATATATTTCTAGACGTGTTGTTCTAGATGAAGGACAAGATGCAGAAGATCTAAACGTATACTTAACCGCAGATGTTCCTCCAGGTTCAAGCGTGTTGGTTTATGGTAAGTTCTTAAACTCTGCAGATGATGGCAGCTTGTTAGACGACGCATACTGGCAACCACTAACACTCAAATCTCCTCCTTTTGAAACACAAGCAGGATATCAAGAATACTTGTATGGACTTGCTGATAAAGGGAGCGGTAATGCAGGATTGAATAGTGGTATATTTGAGTATGATGTAGAAACAGTAGGTTCGATTGCGGTTACAGCAGGCGGAAGCGGATATACTTCTCCTCCTACTGTACAAATTACGCACAGTGGTGGCGGCTACGGAGCTAAGGCAGTAGCAAATATTACTGGATCAGTCGTATCATCTATTGATATAACTGACGGTGGTAGAGATTATGATGGCGGTACAATTACAATATCAATATTAGGCGGTGGTGGCACAGGGGCTACAGCAACGGCAAGTTCTTCAACTGTTACATATAGCAGTTATAAATCCTTTGCAGTTAAGATTGTCCCACAAGGTTCAAACACAGCAACACCTCCTTTGGTTAAAGATATGAGAGCAATTGCACTACAGGCTTAAAATTATGAAGACTATAAATACTACATTAATAAGCCTAGACGATTCCGTAGAGTTAAAGAGAGACCCTCACTCTAAGGCATTGTTAAGCACTAGTATTAACAAGCTCGAAGCGTATCGAGAGAAAAAGAGAGTTAATTTACAACAGCAAATGCGTATAGATCAATGCGTAGATGATATAAATACTCTTAAACAAGAGATGACAGATATTAAAGTAATGTTAACTCAAATTATTAATAAAATTAATTAGAAGGTAAAGACATGGCAACAATTACATTAAGATCAGTTAAGGGTAGTCCTTTAACTAATAATGAAGTCGATACAAACTTTACCAACCTAAATACTGACAAATACCAATCCGGGGACTCAATCGCAGCCGCTGATTTAACAGCATCCGGAGATTTTTCAGTAACCGGTGAGACTAAGCTTGGTACTACTTCGGGTGTTACAGCAGCAGGAACAACACAAGGTGACGCAACAGCGTTAACAAAAACCTTCCACGTTGTAACTAATGCGACGGCAGCACAAGGCGTCAAACTACCAGCAGCAGAAACCGGTAAGGTTGTTACAGTATTAAACGACACTTTAGTAAGTATTAAACTATGGCCTACATCGGGCGATCAAATAGACGGTGGTAGCGTAGACGCAGCTAGAGATCTAGGTCCTGGCATGACTCTGAGGCTTGTAGCGATCTCAGGCGTTAAATGGAATACGCTTTCAGATACACTAATTTTTAACAGCTCAGGCACGAGGATTAATTAAGAATGAGACCTTTACGAATCAAAGCATCAGGCACTCCTATAACAGGTGCAAATTACCAAGGCTTACAAGAGATGAGCGATGGTGAAATTAATCAATATCTCTCAAATGTTATTACACAAAAGTTTGCCGATGACTCTGATGGTACAGGCACAGCTGAGTTAAACATTAACGGATCGGGTACTGGCATTGGTACATTCGTTGATACACAAAGAAACGATGCAATTGGCACTCACCCTTCAGGTGGGGCAACCACAACTACTAATTACGCATTTAACCAAGTAACAACAGCAGTAGCCGAAACTGTTACTGATAGAGTAGTTGGTTGGGATAACGCAATCAAACAAATGACTGACGGCGACTTAGATACTGACGTTTTAGATAAAGCGATTGATAGTATGGTTACCGAATCAGCTTACACCGTTGGACAGTATTCACTTAGACCTACTGCTCCTACAGGCGGCACGTGGACATCTAGATATACAATTACAGACACCGCACAAGGCGGCAACTCCACAACTTACTTGTGGCAAAAGACTGCGCCTACATCTAGCCCCAACTCAGATTTAGCAGCACTTAAAACTGACGGATCTTCTGTTAGAATGATGAGCGATGCAGAAATGGAACAGATGGTTCCTAGTTTTAGAAATAGAATCATAGATACAAATATCGGAACATACAAGGTACAACAAGCTGCTCCTACATCTGGTGGTACTTGGGTACAGATGGGAGATTCCTTTAGTAACACTCAACAGGAAATAGCATCTGAAAACTATGTAGGAAACTACACAGGATCTTACACCGGGGCTTATAACCAGGCGTTCTCAGGAACATATGCAGGTGCTTATGTGGGCGCCAAAACATACACCGGTAACTATACTGGAACATATGCAGGTAACTACGTGGGTGGTTATGTGGGCGCCAAAACATACAGTGGAAGCTACACTGGTAACTACGCAGGAGCGTATCAAGGTAACTATGTAGGCACAGCAGCATATTCTGGAAACTATTCTGGATCGTATCAAGGTAACTATGTTCTATATTACGCAGGTTATGCACACGCTACATATACAGGATACTATTCTGGAACGTATACGGGTTACTACACAGGACCTAAGACATACACCGGGTACTACACTGGAACGTATACTGGTTACTACACAGGTAACTATGTAGGAACTTCAGCATATTCCGGAACCTATACAGGTTACTATTCTGGAACCTATACAGGTAACTATGTAGGAACTTCAGCATATACAGGTTACTACACCGGCTCATATACTGGGTATTTCTCAGGATCGTATTCAGGCACATATGCCGGAACATACGCAGGCGACACTATTCAAGCGAGTAAAGAAACACTTTCAACCATTGCACTTTGGTTGAGAACTGCTTAAATAGGACTTGACAAGGCATTATATATAAGTTATAATGCCGTTATACATTTTAATTATGGAGTAAATTATGGCGAGAAGTAAAAAGAAGTTTGATGTCAAAGATATCAAAGTTGAACTAATCGATCCTAAGAAAGCAAAAAAAGAACCTACCAAATTTGAATTTCCGTATTGGTCCAATAAGGAAGCAAAGCATCTTATTGCTACTATTGTTATGCCAGATGGCAGACGTAGCCTCGCTTCTATTATGGATAAGGATGGAACGAATCCCGACTATCTAGCAATACTAGAACAATTCACCGAAGAACAAATTGACGAAAATACCGCAGAGGGTCTAAAGCGCAGAAACGAAAATGTGCGTAGACAAATGGAAAGGCGAGAAGCCGAAGCAGCAAGAGCACAACAAGAATCACTGTTTGCATCAAAGTTGGAAGCATTTGAAATACCTCTTATTAAAAACTCTACCAACGTCGAGTTTAAAAAACTAATTCGAAAGTCTAAATCTCCTATGGAGGTAGCAGCATACGCTACGATATTGTTACAAAAAGAATTAGAATCCGAATAGGAATATATTATGTCTAAGCGAGAAGGCGACGGTTTTGTAATTGTCGCAACTAAAATGCCAGGCTACTTTAGAGCCGCAATCAAACTAGCAGAGTCTATTATAGACTTTTGGCCCGAAGCTAAAATTACTTTCTACACAGAAGAAAAATGGGTAGACACCGCACACCCAGAGTGCGAACTAAAACCTGGACAATATCAATTATTTGATAATGTAATTACATGGGAAGTCCCTAGTCATATTAGAGCTAAACTCTGGGCACTAGAACATACTCCATACGAAAGAACTTGTTATTTAGATTGTGATATGGAATGTTGGCATGAAGATATCCAAGATGTTTTTGATCTACTCGGCGATAAAGATTTAGTCTTTACAAAGATAAGACCTTACAATGCCAAACTAACAAAACTTTCAAACACAGAAGAAATGACTATGCACTGTGGTTGGTTTGTTTACAACGACAAACCTGATACACTGGCTCTAATGAGTGCGTGGTATGGTGAATACTTACACCAACAAACAAAAGAATATGATATCGCACATTATCCTATAGACGCAATTAAATGGGATACTTTTACAATGTGGCGACTATTAACTTACAGCGATCATAAAGTAAATTGGGGATTTATTAATGAGCCTGACGCAAGGTGGAACTTTGTAAACGGATACAAGGATGAAGAACTTCAAGGGACTGACATTGTTTTATACCACTACACAATTCCTAATTGGCAGCTTAAGTAATGAGTGAAGTTGAGCAGTGGAAACTTTACAATGAGTGGACATACGACAACTTCTTTTCAGAAATTAAAGAGACAGATTCAGTTTTAGAATTGGGACCTTTAATCGGATTCCACACAGAACTTATCCAAAGAAGAAAACCAAAAATTCTTAAGGTTGTAGAACCTAACACAGGTGACGCACTAGAGGCTTTAAAGGTTAAGACATTATTAAGTGATAATCAAATATACAATGGCACTGCAAATGATTATTACAAAGAACATAATGAGACATTTGATACGGTAGTTTGTTGCGGACTACTTTATCACTTGCTAGCACCAGAACACTTGTTAGAGCAGATAGTAAACCGATCCAAACCTAAAAGAATTATTATATCTAATTTAGAAACAAAAGATTCTATTGTCAAGTATAATACTAGGGAAGATGGTAGAGAGGCGTTTGCTAGATCTGAT